GCCGGCTCAACATTAACCGGTTCCGGTTCAGGCTTTACCTCAGGTTTGATGCCTTCGGCTACCGATGCCCTTAGCATATCCTTATCAGATACCGGTGCTGGCGTCGCCGGCTTAGTTCCGGTTTCGACTGGAACCTTAACCCCGGTATTCACTTCATTAACTTCTGGTTCTTTAACTACCGTATCTGGCATACTTACTCCTTTTCTTGCAGAGTACCAAGTTCCTTCGACATCAGCCGAGGTAACCCAATAACCCACTTTACCGCCTCGATCTTACCGAGGCATTTATGCGCCTTCTCCAACTCCCCCTTGTCCAGGTGCAACAGGGCTTGGCGCTGCTCCTGGTCCACCCGCTGCTCCAGGCGTTGCTTGACCATTAGCCAAAACTGGCCCATTTGCCCCTCCTGGAGGATATCCTTGTCCTGCATTTGGCGCTCCTTGCGGGGCCTGTGACCCCATTACTTGTTGTGCCGAAGCGTTATCCGACATCTTCTGCAACAACTGTTGTTTAGTCGCTAAAATATGATCTTCTAAAAGCTGTTTATTCTCCGGCGGCATAGAATTGCCATCAGGAGAATCCCTAAACATTGTATGCCCATGTAAATGTTCTAAAATATTATCCAAGGGGCTGGTCATAACCTTATGCCCCTGGAGCATTAACATGTTCTCGTCCATGACCGACTGCGCTAATTGATCTTGAGCCTTAGGCTTTTCTCCGATATATCTCTCCACATCCACCTTGCCGGCCGCACGGAAAGCATCCGCAGTAAGTTCCCATAACCCTCCGGGGTTACGTAATACCAAAGGATTCTGAATCATGCCTTGATAAAGGATAGAAGCTACTTGCTGCTGCATCGCCTTACTGCCGCCGGTAGCATCTAATCCTTGATAAACATCATAGCTGCCGGCAATATCCTCGGGGGCGATACCATCGGGGAAGATGGGATCTCCGTCATCGCCAAGGATCCGATGCTCAAGCCCGGGCGGTATCTTTTCCTGATATTGCTGAAATATACTCAGTAATATCTTAGCGAGAAATACCTGTATTCTCTTAGCCAAAGTGATAAATCTTTGATCTCCTTGCTGGATAATAGCTAAAGTGCCTCGGGCCGTAGACCGGCTGCGGTTAACGCTGGATTCCTGGCCGGACTGATACGATCCCACCGATGCGATCTTCTCCACCATATCCATGATCATCTTCTCTTCTTGGAAGCTGACCATAGAATTATTCGGCATTACCAGCCACTTGGCGTCATTAACATCATCCATCGGGATCCAAAGACCGGGACGTATCTGTATCTCTTCGGGTGTAAGCCCGGACGCGGCGCGATAAACGCCCATCGGCACAATACTCATAGTACCGGCGTCAAGGCGCTGGTTATGGATTGCATTCATTTCCTTTTCCAATTCTTTTATAAAATCGCCTATTGACTTGCCATACATGCGGTTAGTGCGTTTTACAAGCTGGCCGATAGAAAAAGGACGCTTATTGATACGACTGATAGCAAGTAGCGGCATGGCGCCTAAGAAAGTACGGCTTGATTTTTCCACCCAAAAGATACATTCAACCTTACCCATCTCGGGTATATAATATTTTCCATACCATTCGATGAGGCTTAGTGGCATGTTGTCCCGAGCGATATTGGCAGCCCTCACGCCTTCGGCTTCCATCTTAGCCTTGTCGAGGCCCTTGATCGACTCTTCCGTACAATAAGTATCTATACCATCAACATTTTCAAAGAAACCCATTTCCTGTTTATCTTTAAGATCGTCGAGGAACGGGTGAGTGCGATGCCAGATATGACGCAAGTCGTTCTCGTCAGATCCGGGGACAGAATATACGGGGAACCCTACGTCCTCTAAAGGAAGTACATCCACCGCACAATTCTCAAACTTTTTATAATCGTAACTTATTTCCCAATCCGTCTCCTCAACTTTCTTCTGGATTTTTTTACCCATCATGTTGAGGATCATATTTTTAAACTTAGCTACTATCGCTTCTTTTTTCTTCATGCGCCGCTGGATCCACTTAAACTCCTCTTCCCATCTGGTCTTAGTAACGCAAGTGCCTTCAAGAATTAAATTCTTAGTGACGTCATCGACGATAGAGGCAAACTTCATTGAGCGTAAAGCCCAGCGCATAAACTTAGAAACATTTTCCGCGGTATCGACATCGGCTTTTTCCTGGGGAATCCAGTAAACAAGTTCATCGTTATAAACCGTGGGGAATAATTTAGCGTGTAAGAGTTCAACGGTCATGGCGAGAACCATTGTACGTACGTTGGCGCATCCGGGGAAAGGATCGTTCTTCGGCTCCTTTTTACCTTCGTACATATTCATAATCTCAACGCGCTCGGCCATGAACTCAGCGCGGTCTTTCTCGTCATTCTCGACGTCAGCGATAACCCGGGAAACAATATCCTGCTGAATCTCAGGAGATAAATCCAACATCATAGACATACGTTTTTTCTTTTCTTTCTTTAAAACGTCGTCCGATGTTTTTTTGTCAATGTTTTTGGGCATTAACGGCGTCCTTTTTTCATTCCTTTTTTCCCTTTAGGCTTGCGTCCCGTAGCTAAAGCCTGGCCAGTTTTACTTTGTGCGATCTTAGCACTCGCCGCCTTACCATAACCTAACCCTTTTAATTTCGTATATAACTTTTCAACTTTTGTTCCTTTTGGCATATTTACCTCCGATTTAAAAACTTACAAGGCTTCTCGAACCTGTTATCTAAAATTTACTATCGACCCTGATACGTTGTACGAACCCACCGCTGCGTCTTTAGCCACCGAGCAATCGATCACGGCGGTATTATAAGTCCCCATAGTCCCGTTAATGCCAGTCCCCATCGATGCTCCCGAAAGACAATTATCCCCTACCCATGTCTGATTCCAGGTGACTGTCCACGGTTGCCGCCACGGATTAACCGGAGGATAGACCGGATAAGGAACCGGTACTATATTCTCCCGTATCGTTTCTCTTTCAATGATCACCACGGAAACTCTACGCGCCCGATCATCTTTGTGCTGGCGCTCTTCGATCCTATCCAGCTTTCCATCTTTAAGGTCGTCAAGATCCATTTTCAGGATCCTACGTTCTTCCTGTAACTCCTTTACCCTCGTATCCAAATCAGCAATCTTTTCAAGCGTTCGATGCACTATCCTTTTAACCTCCTGCACCTGTTTTTCTCTGCCTTCTTTTTCGGCTAAGGCTACGCCTTCTTTCACGATATCTTTTTCCATAATCCCTTTCTCCTTTTTTAGGCCGGAGAAGCCTTGTAAGTCCTAAAATAAAAAAGCCCGAATCAGAACCAAGAAAGGTTCCGACCCGGGCGTTTTAAACGCTCTACGTCTATGGCGCTTTAAGCGCTCTGTTGTTCTTTGGAAAAGATTAAATTATCTTTTCCACATTTCGCGCAACGTATCTCGATCTTAAAATTACAATCTCTTTCTAAAATTTTGCACAATAACCGCCGGCAACATTTGCATCTCTGTTCCACGGTTACCTCACAAGCCATTTGCGTCCTTACATCGTTGTGGACGTAACCAATTAACGCCTTCAACATAAAGATCGTATAAAGGGCACCAATTCTTTTCCGAATAAATCCCCACCCAATGATGCAATAAAGGACAATCCGTACATTTATCTTTATCCTTTAAGTCTATCTTTACCCGCATATTAGAAAGATTTCTTCGCCGCACGGGTAAAAAAACTTTTATTAAATGATTTTATCCTGGGGGCACCGCCGGAAATTTTCTTCATTGTCGTAGAAGGAGATTTAATCTGTGCCATGTCAACAAGTTTTATTTTCTTCATTTTACCGATAGCACCTTTTGTTCTCATAATAAAACCTCCTACTTAATAATATTATACCACACAAGGTATCACCTAATACCCCGTAGAGGCATCAGCCGTTAAACGCTTACGGAACACCACCCGCGCCGGCCGTATAACTTCATAAGTTTTAGTATTAAACAATACGAGAAGGCCGTAGCGCAAGGCGTCCTGGCCGTGCTCGTAGAACCCGTCTTTTTCCGGGCTCTCTTCGTCCGATTCCGACCGCACATAACCCCCCAAAAATCCGTCTATAAGAATATGGCACTTGGTATCAAACTTGATCCTGGCCGCACCATCATATTTAGGCAATAATAGATTACGGACAAGATTAATACCGTCCTTGACCTTGCTTGGCCGGGATTGTATCCGTATCCCAAACCCCCGAAGGATATCGGCCGTAGTCTTTTCGTTCTTATCCGATTTAGCCCTTACCGCAGGATCCCCGGCGTCCTTAAAGGTATAGCCGGCATAAAGCTTATCCGACATCTCCAAAACCTGCTCCGCGAACTTGTTAATAACAATATCCGTACCCATCAGCTCATTAAGCACCAAAGGGCTACCTTTCTCGTCGATCTGGAAGAATACGCAGAAGGGGTGGCGGTAGCCAAAGTCCCAACCGCGGTAGATATCCCGAAAAGGGATGGATTCTAAGGTGGTGACGTGCAGGTCAGACCGAAACTCAGGGTATACGCGCTTACCGCTAGACCTTGAGAAGTCCAGTTCCATCTCCTGATTCCATATATCGACAATATATCCTTTCTTGGTCGTTAACGCCCAGGCCTCATCCTTATCCGGATCCGCGGTATAATGCAGCCGCATGACGAGGAAACCGTTCTCGTTACGGTATTTATGTAAGCCCTTACACAATAATTCCGGTTTAGTCATGCTCTTTGCTCTTACCCCTTGTAGAGGTCTGCCGGCGGCGATTTGGCCACGAGAGGCAAGGCGGCCAAGACGAAAATCAGGCTAGTGAGTATGGTTTTAACCATCAAAATTCATTAAAAAGGTATCGTATTCCTTAAAATCAACGCCTAAATGTTTACACCGTAGTTTTTCCAGCTTCTTAGCGAATTGATGCTGGGCATAATAAGGCGCCGCAGGGGAATCGCCTGGATCAGCCTCCGGTCCATACACCCCTGCCAAGCGGTCTTTCTCGAACTGGACATCAAAGGCGGTAACTTGAGCATCCGTGACACCGGCCAGCCCGCAAAGGAACTGCTCATCCACTTCGTGCATAGCCACAAGAAATTCATATATTTTATTCTTCATATCAGAAACCTTAACGACATCAACCTTTTTACGTTTACCTTTAGCTGCAGGCCATAATTCCGTAATCCAGTCTCCGACTGTTTCATACCTATGCTCTTTGTGTGGAATTGTTTTAATGAATATGTTTAGCATTCCTTCTCCCTCCTCTGTAACTCTTCCAACAAAGACTGTACCCCCGTAGAGGGTTTGAACGTAGCCATGACCAATCGTATAAGTACCCGGGAGAATAACTGTCGATCGCTCATCTTGGATAGTAATTCTTTTTCCTTGACCGGATCTGGATTAGCACGTTTCTCGTCAACCATTATTTTATCTCCTTTCTTACCGGCTTCCACCATGCCTCAACCCATGTTTGCCCATTAGGCTTATCCGGCTTAATGTCCACGAGTTTATAAAGACTACCGCCCTTACCATAAACCAAAGTATTAAGCTTACCGCAAAGATCAGCGATGTCATAAAAACATAGTTTAGTAATAATAAAATCCTTAGGATTATCATTCATAAATACCTCATTATCCTATCTCATTCTTTAAAAGATTTATTCCGTAGGCAAGTACATCTTTATAGTGTTTAATTGAATTTTCTTTATATTTATTATATGATCTGCTTCTAGACAAATATTCAATAGCCGGTTCAATGCTTGAATATTTTTTGTTAAAAGTAGAGTGAAATAATCTAGCAAAAAAAGCTTTTTTCTTGCATTCATTATAATTTATCACATAAGGAGAATGTGATAATCTGTCTAATTCTTTTATCTTGCTAGACAACAACGGCTCATCTTCTGGGTATACTGTGTGTTTATGATATCCTTTATCTATAAAAAATTTAGTATCATTAAAATAAGTACTCTTTGCTAGATCATGTTGTTTATCAAAAAAAATAATTTTTTCTGCTACATAAAATAAAAATTTTACATTACCTTCCTTAGACAGCAAATGTATTATTATCAACC